CAAAGCTGGCGCAAGTGCTGCAACCATTTGGTCAGTAACGCCTTTTAAAACGACAAACAATTTCCCAATGCTGTCATTTGCTTGCTCTACGCCTTTGACCGCACTGTTTGATAATATAAAGCCTAGACTTTCAGCGTCTTTAAACATCTCTTGAAGCGCAGAACTGCCGCCTTGCAAAGTATTAACAAACGCCACGCCCTCACTATCGAACAGTTTAAACGCTAATCTAACGCGGTCGCCGCTACTTTTCACATCCTCAAAGGCATCTGCTAAAGTCAGCATTTGCTTTTCTAAAGGCTGTTTTGAAAGCTCTTTTGCATTAAGGCCCAATTCCTTTAAAGCGTCTTTTGCTTCTCCAGTATTTTGTGCGGCCTCTGACAATCTGCGCGTAAAGCGTTGCACAGCCATATCAACAGTGCGCGTTTCAACGCCCGCAAGCTGTGACGCAAAACGTAATTTCTGTAATGCTTGTGATGTGACGCCTAATTTACTGGCTGTTTTGCCTAAAGTGTCAATGCTTTGCAAAGACGATTTGACCAACAAGCCAAGTCCAGCGGCACCAGCTACGGATACCAAGCCAGCTTTTAGGCTAAAAATAGAACGCCGAACAAGACCCAAAGACGCATTTAATTTTCTAAAGACGCCTTTGGTAAGGTCTTTTGCAGTGATTAAAATGCCGATTTCATTCTTTGCCATTATCTATCACCTTAAAGTAAGCAAACCACTCATTGATTTTTGACAATGAAAGCTGTTCTATTTCGTCCTGCGTCTTGTGTAACCGATCCGCTAAGGCCATAACATTAAGCCGAAACGGATCGTCTCTTAGTTTTTTTCCTGTTCCTCAATGCTTTTAGCATCAGTAAAAATCTGGGTTGCAATAATTGCAATCAGGTCAACAGGCTCAGCCAGCAGGGTGTATTTATCTTCAAGCGTAAACAAACGGTTTCCGTCTGCGTCTTCTGCTTTTGCAATAATCAAATCAACCATTCCGGCGATTGTCATATTGTTCAGAAAGTCTTTGTGCTTTCTTTGCAGCTTGTCGATATCACCGCCAGTTACCGGCGAAACATAAATAGACAACGGCGCATCGTCACCCCACTCTGAGATTTCGATTGTGCGCCGCTGAACATTATTGCGCTTTTCAGCGATTTTGCTACCCAGCGACATTAAGCAACAGTGCCTTCAGTCAACGCACCGGAACCTTGAAAAGTCACAGATGCTTCAACCATACCATCAAAAGACGCTGTGATTGTGCGACCTGTCACCAAGATTGCGCCAGATAGTTTATGGTCGCCTGTAGTGTCGCCTTCGACCTGCACTGAGATTGTGCCTGTGTCGCCAACCTGCACATCAAGCTGACCGGCGTCTGCATCATCGAAGTAAACATCCATTGAGCCAGAGAATGACTTTAGACCGGCGTTGTATGTGCGGTCAGTATCGCCAATGGTGCTGTCTTCTATCACATCCATTGTCTGTTCAATGCTGTAAGACCGGATTTCACCGATGGCGTTGCTTCCCAGTTTTACAACACCGTCTTTTCCTATAAGTGTAGCCATTTGAAATTCCTTTTCTAAGCGGCAGTTTCAACATCATTTTCAAGAGTGCGGTATTGCACTTGAACTGTGAAGCGACCCACAGCAACGGTCTGCTCACCGTCACCAATATAATCAGCTTCAAACGCTATAACCTGCAAATCTTTTGACTTGCCGCCAAGCGTAACGTCTGCCGCTAAAGCCTCTTCGACTTCAACCGCAATCGTGTCTAAAGTATTATCATAATTCGCTGTGCCTGTAACGTATGCTTCCACAGCAACATCAAGAACCCGATTAATTGAGCGTGGGATGTGAAGCGTGTCAAACTCCACTTCTTCTGATTTAGTAAAGACGCACAAGGCCGGCAGCTTTGTTGTTTCCAACGGAAAGACCCGACTGCGAAAAATGTTAGTGCCGGTCGTGGTAAGTCCGGTCACTGCGGTCACAATAGCATCGCGTATTTGATTTCTAACATGCGCCATCTATTGTTTTTCCAATACGAAAATAGTCATGCCGGTACCGTCATCCTGCACAATGCGAATAATGTAACTAACACCGCTGACAGATAAAGCATCGCCCTCAGCGGCACTAGAAACGTCACCAGTGCGGCAATGAAAGCGCGGTTGTTGCATAGCTACCCCAATCCCGCCCCCAGCATCTATTTCGATAAAATCATTATCAAAGATGCCGGACACAGTAGAAGCTAACCCGCCCGATGGCGTGTATGTTGCCGCAACGCCGAAATCATCGACACCGACAAATATCGCTCTATCTGCTGCGCTTTCTACTGCCATTTAGTAATCTTCTTTTAGCTCTACAGTTTTAGCTTTTTGTTGGCCTGTGTCTTTTTTAGCATAGCCACGGGCAATAAGTTTTTCTGCAATGTTAGGCGCGATGTCATAAGACTTGTTAGCCTTTAATGCCGCGCCGCCTGCGATGCAATCTTGTGTGATGTAAATGTTCATTTTTTCTTTGTGTTCCGTTTTACAAGTGATGCGGCTGATTTCTTTGTCAGGCCGATTGCCCTGTCAGTAATGGTTGGGCTTTCTTCAACGACTTCACCCTTGCCCATATTGACCAAATCAAGGCCGATATTTACAGGCACTTCAACAATGTCACCAGCTTCATGATGCTTGCCGTTTACTAACATAGCGCGTTTGCATTTAATATTCATGTTTGACCTCACTGGTGAAAAGAGAGGCGACTAATGCCGCCCCCCTTAATGATATTAGGCGTCGATATCGAGACACGCTGCGAATGACTGAGCGTGACGAACAGCCAAGTCCATTTCCTGCATCACGCGAATGCGTACTGCACCGGTTGAACCGGCTGTGTATGGATCAACCAATACATCAGCGACACTATGAAAACCAAACAAAAGTTGACTAAAATCGCCATATATCAATGCACTGGCGGTTGTTAATGTGCCTTTTGTAAGGTCAGATGGCACGTTGTTGGTAACTGCAACATCATAACCGTAAACGCTGTTCCAAGGCGCATCCATCAACATCACGCTATCTGTTGACGCAACCTTTGGAGTGCTAGCCATATGTGACTTCACTTTAGGGTTGGTCAAGTAGGCAAGTGAATTGCCATTGATTGCAGCATTGTCAATTTCAACTTCTTTGACTAGGTCGGTGATGGTATCCCAAGTCAGTGCGCCACCGTCTGTGCCGATTGCGACTGAACCGATACCGGCTGTTCCGATGATGCCTGTTGGCTCATTAGACCCGCCGCCTTCGATTGCAACGTCCTCAATTTTCTGGGCAATTGCATTTAAAAGGTCATCGCGGATGATTTGCTCAACAGATGGATCAGACTGGATCATCAACAAGCGGCTGATGTCTGTGAATGCACCCAATGACTTCGGTGACATTGTGATCTGTGAGAAAGTTGCGTTCACCTCAGATGTTGCGCCATTTTCAGCAACGAAACCGGCTGAAACGCCAGTTGCCAGCTTTGGAATAGCAACGTCACCTTTGAGGCCAGTCATAAAGCGTGCGCCAAGTTCATTGAACACCAAGCGCGAACGCAGTGCATCAACAAACTGATCACCCATATGATCTGTGCCGACCAAGTTGCCTCCAGCCGATGCTGTGCCAACAGTTAGGTCACGGCGGCCACCCCAGAATGAATCTGGAGCATAGAAACCGCGTGCTTCGCGACCTTGACGCTTTGCAATTTCTTCAGAAACTTCACGCTCAAGACCCTGCAAGCCAGAACCGTTAACCAGACCGCGAACAGCTTTTACAAACGAATATTGACGCTGCTCTTTAGCTGACATATCAACCGCACCGGCTGACTGCTCAAGAGGTGTGCCTTCACCGATTGCGTCTAATAGAACGCCACGGAATTGAGCAACTGACATACCGTCACCGATAGCTTGGTCAGCTAAATCGCGGCGGTTGTGCTTTTGGGCCAGCTTGATAATTTCGCCAGCATTTTTCTGAAAGTCGCGCTTGGCTGCTTCTGTAGCGGCTTCGCGGATTTCGTCTTGGTTTACTTCAGTCATTTTCTGTTCCTTTATTTGAATGACAGGTTTTTCTATTTCAGCACTGCGATTGACCCCAACATTATTATCTGCTGGAACCGAAACAATGCTTGCTTCGTATGGTAGCCACGAATTAACAGAAACCGTCCCGCTTCTGTCGTTCTTTGCTTCCATATTTTTGACTTGGTAACCGATGCTGACGTTGCTTCTGATACCGTCTTTAACGTCGTCATAAACTTCCCTTGCAAGCTCACTTTTTCCAAAGCGAACAACAGACCGCAACTTGCGATCCGCTTTATCAAGATAAGTACGTTCAACAACGCCAATCTGTTTTGTCAAATCGTGGTCTAATAACAACGGCGCGTGACCGCTGTTCAACCGCGATAGGTCAATGCTTTCATCTGTATGCTCTAGCACTTCAAGCCCAAAAGAACGCTCAACAGGTTCTTCACTTGATATGCTCATAGAAACGCGCCGGTCATCTTCATCTACCATTTCACCATCTGCTGCCCGAAATGTAAGCGCAGAACGGTCAAAACGCTCTTCTGTAATTTCTTCTGTCATGACAACCTCTTCTTCTGAAGCGATTGTATCATCAATTTCTGTTTCTGTCATTTCGACATCATTATCAGACTGGTTCATCATTTTGCCCTGCTTCTATAATTGCCGGAACCGGTGCTTTGTTTCCGAACGGTTGAAATGCTGTTTCAATGCCATATCTTTCAGCAAGCTCTTTTTCGCGGTTAATTTGGTCGAAGACATCTTCTGTATCTTTGCCATATTGCGAATGAATATCCTGCAAGGTCACAACGCCGTTTTGCAATGCTGTAACGCTGGCATTGATTTCTTTCTGCGGGTCAACCCACGCAAAGCCGCGAGGCCGGTAGATAACATTATCTGCGAATAAATCATATTTGCCCATTGGCAGGTTAATCTTGCCGACAGTAATAGCCATCTCAAGCCACGACCGATAAACAGGGTCGATAAATGCATCAATCATAAACTGTTGCAAAACCTTGAAGTGGTCACGGTCTTCAATCGTGCCTTGCCTGATTGACGAATAGCTGACGCCTTCAAGATTGTTAGCAAGTGAAACGTAAGAAACGCCAAGACCAGAAGCCACGCCGCGCAGAATAGCTTTCTCAAAATCAGCGAAGCTCTCTGTTCCACTGCTTGGGTTAAATTGCTCGAAGCTCATACCCTGCGGCAGCTGGGTAAAAGATCCGGGTTCGGCTGACATAATCGGCGCGTGATTGTCGTAATCATCACCAACATAGCCATCACCTTCAGGACTAACAAAGAAACCCATTTTAGAAGCCGCAACCCGCGCATTTACAAGTGTTGCCTCTTCATAACCATCAAGCATTTTCAGCCGCGATAGCACATTTGCCATCATAGGGATGCCGCGTGTTTGCCCTGCGCGCTCTTGCACGAAGCAATGAATTATCTGGTCGGCTGGGACTTGTATGTGCTTGCGCTTAGTGCGTGACCCGTAATTGTGATCATGATGCGGATGGTCTTCAAACATGAAGTAAGATTGAGGCTTGCCAGCCTTATCAACCTCAACGCCCATTCGCACCTCATTACCGTTTGACAAGCGCGTGTTATATTCCTCATCAAGATAATCAGCTTCCAAAAACTGCAATGAAAAGCCAAAATCATTTGATGCGGGTCTGCGTATTTTCTTAATAAGCACCTCGCCATCGCGCACAAGCGTCTCAATAAACAAGCGTTGCGCCTGTTTCCACCCCAGACGACCATCAACTGTGCAAAAATTAGCACGCCCCCACGCGGCAAAATTCTGTTCTATAAGGCGATTGCCAACAGTATCAAGCGAATTATCATCATTGCGTTTGCGAACCTGCATTGAAACGCCGGATGCGCCGACAATGTTTGTTGTCATTATCTGCAAATAGCGGCGGGCATATGGATGATTACGGCTGATTTCGCGGCATCTATCGCGTAAAATTCTAAGGTTGGGTCTGATTTCGCTGTCGGCTGACCGTGATGAAGTCACAAAGTCAGAGAATAAACGCCCTATGTTGGCACCCGAATAAGAACGTTTTTGTGCCTTTTTAGGCTTCTTAAAGAAATCAAGCACAGCCATTTAAAACCTCACTAGCACTGTCGCGCCGGTATTTTCCCCAGCGTTTGCGCGTTCAATTTGTATTTCTTTTGCGTGTTCTTTTCTGTAAAAGTCCCGCGCCTCTATTAAATCAGTAAATGACATTTTTGTAAGTGACCGACCGTTAATTGAATAGCTGGCAACATCGGCATCAGCCTTGCCCTGCAGAATGCTTTCAATCTTGGTTATCATTATTTCGGCGTGGGTGCGTGGGTCAGTGCCGTTGATGTCTAAATCAACAACGGCTGTAAAGGTGCCACGCTCTAAAACGACACGGTTGCCGGTTGCGGTTTCTGTGACTTCAAGCTGATAATGATAAAACCCAGCAACATAAAGCTCAGTCACACTGCTTGCAACTTCAAAAACATAAGTATTGTCTTGTTCTGTTGCCGCAACTTTAATTTCTGTATTGCCGCCGCCGGTGATGCGAGCGACATATTCCATTGAATGCGTGGCAAGCGGATAATCTTGCACAAGGTCTGAACGCTTCCAAAGAAGATAATCACCGATTACAATGATTTCTGGAGCTTGCCCGTCCGGTGCTTCTGTAATATCAAATCTGTTTGCCATTATTTACCGCCAGCTATTAACGAAACCGCCTTGTGGGCGAGGCTTAAAGAAAGGACTGCTTTGCACATTATCAACAGGCTTTTCCTCTTCTACAGGCGCATTTTTAATGCGGTCTGCAATATCATTGAGCCTCAATGACAAAATCGACAAAGCGGCATAGGCATAAACGCGGCAATCAAGTGCCTCATTTCTGGCCCTAGTTTTGACAAATTCGCGGCGGGGAAAACCTTTATGAAACTTGGTCACAATCTTTTCAGACGCGGCAAGCTGTTTAAAGTACTCCTCATCACGCCCCAAAGGAAAATGACAAAATCCAGACCCGACCATTGTAATCTTTAACCGGCTAAAAATCAATTCTTTGATGTTGTCAACGCCCACAGTGAATAATTTGATTTTGCCGATGTTGTTTTTGGTCGGTTTGCTAACGATTGGTCTGCTCTCGCCAGCCATACCCTTAATGGCAAATACGCGCCGACCTTCACGCGGTCTTACAAAGTTGTAAACGGCTTGCGTGTAGTGACCACCGCTGTCGATACAAGCGGCCCTGATGCCAAGCTGCCGACCATCTTCGGTGCTATAAATGGCTTTTAGACGATTATCTAGGTCATTCCATAAGTGCGGCGTGGATGGGTCGCCGTAGAGATTGAACCAATCAATAGACCAACTTTCGTCATCGCGGCCCCAGCCAACAATTTCAACTGCAAGATAACTATCCTGCACATCAATGCCAGCCGTGATTGCAACAATGCCTTCATCTAGCGCATCTCCAAATTCTTCAACCCTATCATTAAAATCAATGCCCGAAATGTGCTCACCTTCATCAGCCCACGTTTCAGAAAGGTAAACATTTGTCCAAACGCGCAAAGTTTCCGGCATTTTCTTTGCTGATAAAAAATCGCGCACTGCGTCAGACATTGGCGTCCAAGGCGAATAAATGCCGCTGATGTGGAACCCAGCCACGCCCTTATAATCTTCAGTTGCGGCCCACTGCCCTAATTTAACTGCGCGTTGACGTTTTGCGTCATCCCAGATTGAACCGCAATCATCGCACATATAATGCGCC